TCGAAGTTGGGGATTGAGATGTCATTGGTTTTCCAATCGATTGGGAAGACATCGACATCAAACAATGTGGGATCCACACCAGGGGGAATGTTAATTGATCCACCATAAGGCAATACTTGAATCGGAAGACGAGTAGTATCGTCAGGAGTGCCGTTAATCGCAATAGGACCAACACAAACTTGTCCGCTACCGTAGTCAACGCTACCAACAGCATTATTTAACACAACTTCCACCTCGTCTCTTTTGGTAACGAGGAGAAGATTACCTTTTCCGTCATCTCTAATGTTTACGGGCACCAATACCTGATTATCACCAGTAATTGAGTTAGAAGCGACGACAGGACTGACTGAATTGGTGCCAGCACCCTGCATAGTCAAATTAACGAGATCTTCTGAATAACCTGTCGCATAGAAGGTGCCAGATTTGACCACAGAGAAGGATGGAGCACAACTGCCGCTATCTCCTTCGTCTACACACTTGCCATCTCTACAAATTTGACCTTCTGGGCAATCTGCATCAGTACTGCAGTTATTTCCGCCTTCAGGTTTACCAGCATAGTTGCCAGGATCGTAAAGTGGGTTTCCAAAGTCAAGACATTGAGTAAATACGTTGCCAAACTCAAATTGATCAAGATTTTGACCGATGGTCATCTGAGTAACGCTACCAGAAATGGCAGGGTCGCTATTATCAACCATTGAGTTATATTTGGACGTATCAATACGACCACCGAAGCGATTGTTTTGACCATTCTTGTTAAATTGGTCAATATTACGCAAAACGTCACTTCCGAGTTGAGCACCACTCTTATTGGTGTTGTTTCCGTCGTAATAAACGTAAGATTTGGGAATAACGTAGAAGATAGTAGGATCAATGATCACAGGATCGATAGATGCCACCGTATAACGCTTCAGATCATTCTTAATCTTTGCTTTTGTCGTCTCATTCAGTTTGTTACCCGTTTTTGGACGAATAGCAACGTAAACTTTACCGTAGATGGGTGGATTCAACTTCTCACCGCCATATGCGGTCACAGATGCTGCCTGAGGATAGATCTCGGAGACAATATGCTCGTAATCACCCTCGGTTACCGCTCTGTTTTGGGTAGAGAAGGATCTTGGCGCTCTAAACTTCACTGATAGCGCACTTTCGCGTGCTTCTCCGTCTGAAGCAGACTCTCTAGTTACGATTTCGATGTTTGCAGGTGCGATTGCGCGGTTATCACTGTCTCTGACGGTGCCGACAAACGCAAAATCCTTACAACCGTTTGCTTCTTCGCCAAAAGTGGTCACATAGGACAATCTGATGTACTCACCATCGATCAGTTTACGCCCAAGGACGCCATCACCGAAGACTAGACGGTATCTAAGGTCATCAGTCTCCTCAAGGTAGTAGATACGAGAGGTGCTGTTGAGTGTGGTTACATTTTTTGCGAGGTTGTAAGTGTCAATCTCTTGCGACTGTGCGTTAGGAGAGATATCGACGTAAACCAACTCGGTGTCTACGTTTTCAGTAGGGATGATGTAGTCTTGCTTCTTCGTATAGTCAACAGTGTAGTTGTAATTCAGCAAGTTGCCCTGATATACCAACACAGGGTCAAACACCGCGATGCCAGTTGCGCTATCTACGGTGGTTTGGAGGTCACGAGTCACACAGAAGGTGTAAGTGTCGTTAAAGTTGCGGGCAATAAACACATCTCCTGCAGCCAGTGTGCAGAATTCAGGATATGTTGTGCCATTTAGCGACGTTTGTGTCTGGACACGGATAGTTACACACGCTCTGGGCGCTTTAATTGACCTAGGAGTGTAATTTAACTGCTTTGCGATGCGGACAACGTTGTCTCTGACCGTAGCAGTCTCAAGAAATGCTTCATTCAGCGCCATGTTTGCGTTGAATGCCGTATAATATGTGTTATAAGCGAGGATATCAATAAGATATGACGCAGCACTACCCTCAAAGTCGTAATCGGTAAACTCTTTACGCGTTCTCAGGTAAGATTTGATAGACTCTTTAATCTCAAAGAAGTCTAAAGATGTTAGTTGTGAAGGAATGGCAGCCATTTCAGGTCTTCTCTAAGAGGAATGTTACTTCTTGGGTTTCTTGCTCTCCAGTAATCTTATATTCGAGCTCAACTTGGATTTCGTTGAGGTCGCTGTTGTCTCTGATGCGGACATCTTCGACAGTGATTCGTGGCTCAAGGCGTTTCAGACAATCTTTAATCTCTGTCTTGATCGCATCTTTAGAGAATGGATCCCATGGCTCAAAAAGAAGACCTTTTACCCTACTTCCAATGTTGGGTTGAAATGGTCTTTCACCAAAGATGGTGAGGATTAGGTTTCTTACAGATTGAGTGATTGCTCTCTCATTCTTCACAGCACCAAAATCGTCAGTAGATGGATTGGCATTGAAGGAAATTGCTAAATCCTTGAATCCTCTACTGACGTACTGATCTGATCTGAATCTGTAAGCAGGCATTTAACCCTCTTTTTTCTTTTGTCTCTCAGGTGATTGAATAATCTTCTTCACCTTATGAAGATATTTATCACTCCGTGGGTCGGTTATTAGCACCATACCCGATTTGATAAAATCATCACTCTGATCAGGCACTGGACTGTTAGCCACGACACTTCCTCCACACGGTATTTTTATTTATGGACATTACAAAGATTCCTCCTCAGGTGTTTTCCAATGGTAATCATCGGTGTCTCCTAACCTACCCCATTTAACACCATTCTCAACCTGATAGTATTTGGTTGATACTTTGAAGTCTGGTGTCTTAGGTTCGTTAGGAGTAATTGACAAGTCAAAAATTCTGATCCTATTGTTAGGATACAAAGCAAACTGACCATTCTCTAGGAGAATGCAGTTATGTGATTTGTGCTCTTCTGGTGTCTCACTGACATTAGTGTCAATCATGTCAACATCAGCGTGGAAGTTATCTAGTGTAAAAAGATACTGACCAGCAACATTTCCATGATCACGAGTGCGACACTCAAAGTCCATGCTGCCAATAAATTGCTTCTGTATACAGCGCACCCCATAATCCATACAATTCCAAAATTGTAGGTTGGGCAGATCCATGTCTACCACTGGAGTTTTAGGATCACTCACAAATGCACTGATAGGCAACTTATCAAACATGGCGGCATACTCAGGTAAGTATGTCTCAAAATAAAAAGCACGTCCAGGGATCGACTTTGCCGATACCCAGACGCCTTCTACAAACTCGCCATGTCCATCAACATGGTCCCTTAGATATTCTTTACGGACCCAAACCTTAGTTGCTGGAAGGTTGACGATTAGTTGACTCATTCTACTTCATACGTTGGGGGATGAAAGTTGCAATACTCATTGAAGGTGATCTTCATCTCTTTCAAAGAGAGACCACAATGCTTTGCTGCTTTAGGAAGATTCCACTTAGCAGACCAAAGCATCTCCATTGCTTCTCGGGTCTCAGGTCTCATCGACCCTGCCCACGGTAACGCTTACCTTTGTTATTACGAGATGTTGCAGAATATTTAGTATTCTTGCTGGACCCCTGTCGAGTCACTTTAGCGGGAGAAGGGACCCAACCGTCCTTAACCAGTCCAGTCTTTGCTTTAGCGGGCATTTGCCTCTATCAAACTACCTTAGGATGCTAACACAGTTGGGTGTCCAAATGCAACCACTGAAGAGCATGGATATGAGAATCCTGGGAAACCAACACCCAGTGGATCTAGAATCCTTGCAATAGGTATCTTAAATGCAAACACAGTCAACGTAGTGGGGAAGAGGACTCTAGGGTGTCCTACACCACCAGCATCCTCAATAGTCAGTGTGCTGCATGGGATGGGTGTTGGGATAGGACATACACTCTTACCACAAGGGCAGATGTAAATCACAATGTTTGTACACACTGCAATGTGTGGTGTGAATGTATCACCACCAATCATGATAGGAATAAACTGCACCAGCACAGTTGCCCTGAGTGGGTTGATTGCTGAGAGGGGGACTAGAGGGAAGGGTGGCCACCAGCATGTAAAATTCTTAATAACGATGCTGTAGGGCACTGGAGGGGTGCCACACGCTTGCACTGAGTGGATAGTGGAAGGCAGGCAAAGACCATGCCCTGAGCAAGGTAGACCATTCAGGGATGCAACTGGTTTTAGAAATCCATATGCCATTATTCAAACTCCTGGTTAATTCGTTTACCTGCTTCATCAGGTCTGGCAACATCACACTCGGAGAAGTATGGGTTACCGAAATTCTTAATTGCATTACTTAGTGCTTGGACACCACCAGTCAACCAATTCCTTACACGCATTGTGCCACTGTAAGATCCCATCTTGAATACTTTGTCACCATCTGAGTTGGTATACATCCTAGATGGGTCAATAGCAATAGATGCATCATTGACTTGCTCCAGACCACAGGCAGGAGGTCCACCAAAGATCCAAGCATAGTAACTTGTTGCCGAAGGTGAGCAGGTTGCACAGAATGGATTGACTGGTCCTGTAGGACTATTCTGTACGGTGCCTACGCCTGGTCCTGTGATCTCCCAGAAGCGGTTTCCAGGGATAGGGTTACCTTGGTTATCATATCCACAGTAAACGTCTAGAGGGGCGTCTGAGGGCGCTCCTGTCTTCCTTACATAGGTATCCCAGCATTCATGGTTAGGCACATTGGTAGAAGCGGGGTTAGGATTGCAATCCACACCGAATTGAGTGTATGTGCCGTTGCCAGAATACGATGTAGTGGTTGTTGTAGTCTCTCCAGTCTCAGGATCTGTGCTTGAGCTCGACTCATCCCATGACCAACCCACTGATGCGCCACTTGTAAGTGCTCCACCAGTCAAATTGTCGCCCAACCAGAGCTGGAATTGCTCATACTCACTAAAACCTACGCGGTTGTAGTCAAAAGTATTCTCATCTAGACCCACTGGGACGAAAATAATGTCATTTGGGTCGTTAGGATCGCGATAACAGCGCCCATCAACGTCTCCGTTGTTGCATTTCCACGTTTTGTAACCACCAGACACCTTTCTACGCGGTGTTACCTTGGGTTTTTTGAAATCTTCCATGAATTCCATGAAAGCAGGACCCTGAGATCCCGTAACTTTGCCTTCAATCATGAAGGAAACGTTAAATTCTGCCTCTTGGATCTTAGAAGCGCAGTATTTGTAAGGCAACCACCCGAAAGCACGCTCATCTGTGAGGTTTCTACCCTTCTCAATCATGTCAAGAGTGGCAGATCCCCTCTCTACGGTGCTAACATACGCACATGGCATGTCAAACCAACGTCTAATGTTGTAAATCTTGGGTTGACCCATGGTCAAACAACGGTTTTTGTTGAAAGGACCGTAAACATGCGACGTATTCTCTTGGAATTCCTCCAATTCCATGACCTGTTTGTAGACCATGGGCATAACTTGCGACTCAAAACCGCGTATGTTGTCGTTAGTGCCGCTAATAATCTCGAAAAACTCCTTTTTGGGGATAGCATCGATCAAACCTGAGCGACCATTCACCTCTAAACAGTTAGGTGGGAGGTCAAAACACAGTTTTGTCTCATTCTCATCGTCAATCTCCGCCATTCTGATGTAAGAATCAGGTGCAGCAGAGGCAACAGGAGTGCTCATGATGGTGAAACCCGTGTTTGCCACCTGATTAGGTGAGGTTGAAGCGTTGATTCCCGTAGTATTCAGGTTTGAAAACTCTGTAGGTGCGCCCCTAAAGTCATTACCAGTGTTAGTATTGATCCAACTGGTAGGATCTTGGTCCTCACCAACGGGAATAGCGTCATTCAGATTCTCAAACTGGTTAGAAATACCTTGTCCAAGCGCAGCAATGTCTCCAATGTCGGGACTTTCATACTCAATAAACTCAGGATCGCTAATAAACACGTCAGGTGGCTCATCAGGATCATACCCACTACCAGGATCGATCACTCTAATCTTCTTAATACCGCCAATTTCATCGAATGCAGCGATCTCAAGCTTGGCAGCAAACAGTTTTTGAGCGATGTTGTCGTGGTCAATGGGGAAATCAATACCACCTTGCGCTGATCCTGCTGCAATTTGCACATCTTTGATGGGATCATCACCCGTAAACTCAGTTTCGGTGAATCCAATCGCCGCCTCAAAGTCGTCATCCTTCTTAATTAAGTCCTCAAGGTGCTCTGTAGTGTCTGTAGGAGAGAAATTCTTCATCACTTTTGGCGTAATTGCGGTTACCTTTGCGTTTTTAGAGTAACCACGTCCGCTATTGACGATCTCAATCTCCTTGATACCGCCTTTATTGTTAATAATTGCCTCAAGTTTCGCCTCATCAAGAGTACGATTGGGGACAAGTGCCTTTGGAGAGAGCTCAACCTTGTAATATGCCACCCTTTTAGGGAATTCATACACACCAGCAAACGCACATTTGTCTACAATGCCGTATCCAGCGAGGATTTCTACCTGACCGCCGTCTGTAGAAGTGAAATTCTGCAGATATGAGAAGGCATTACTGCCGCCTTCCAGCTCCATGAGTCCACATTTGAGCTTGTCCCCGTAGTAAACGACGGAAACGATATTCCAACCGTTGATTTCTTCACCTCTATTAAAGTCACCATCTCGTGTTAGGTAGCGGAAAAGTATTCTAGGACTATCTGTGTCGATAGTTTCAAAAGATTCGTTAACTGCATTGGTAGATTCATCAGTTATTACAATCTTAGTCTTAGTAGTCTCCCAAGAATCCTCACGAATCTTATAGAAGTGTGAGTAGTAATGCTCGTTAGGTAGACAAATAGGGTTACCCTCCTCGTCATCAGCATTGGGACAACAGGGAATGTCATTCAATGCATACTGAATACCAAAGAGAGGACCATTCCAAGGGTATGTGGTGTCATACAAGTAGTAGTAAAACTGTGAGTCATACGAATCCTCAAACCCTAGGAAGCGAGGCACAGCACCTTTGATCGCTCCGTTGAGTCCATACAACCATTCAAAGTTTGCATTCTCACTTGTCTTCTCTACATTCTCTGGGTTACCGAAACCAACAACACCAGGGGTGCCAGAGTTTCTGTAGTAGTTACGACGACTATAGGTATCCTCCTCATCCTCAGGGAATGCATACCAGGATGTCTTGTCTATACACTGACCAGTAGGTCCTAACTTACCAATGTCTATGATCCTCTCATTAGGCGCTCCAGGGGCGTCTCCAGGGTAGACATACCCAATGATACCCTGATAGGCGTATTCCCTGTCTAGGGGTTTCCTACAAGGAATAGGATTATCATCTAGATTGATCTCACCAGCAGGGTTGATCGTATAGAAGTCATCAATATCTTTACCACTACTTGCACTCTGACTACCATAACGGTAATGATACAGAGGCACAGCATCAGGTCCAAACTCCTGTGCATCACTCAGGTTGGTCATGATATAACCAAGGGTGTAGCACTTGTAATACTTTCCCTTACCACAACCAGTATTGTAACCAGGAGGATTACCAGTGCCAGCAACCAATACAGTGTTGTCAGGCCAATATGAATACCACACTACGAGTGGCACACTACCTTCTCTTTGACGATCTAGACAGTAGAAGTATGGAGTGCCTCTTCTAGGCTCAGCATTATATCCACTGTTGATCTTCTTCCATGATTCATTCTCACACCCAGTATCTCCTTCACCCAGTTGAGAATTCTTTGAATACTTGTGGTCACGCTTTGCACCACGATACCATCTGAAGACAGGTGCGCGGGTATATCCGCAGTTTGCAACACAAGTCTCCTCTTGATCACCGATATAGTGTACAGCATCTTTACCCAGAGGATAGGATCCAGGTCCACTACCCTCAAAGGTAATAAAATAATCTGTGCCCGATCCAAGTCCATTACCAGACGAGTGACTCTCATAGTCACCGCTGGAGGGTCTTTTCCAGGTTGTATTATACTCTTCCCCGCTAATCGGGTTAGGAAAACTCCGAGCAGTCTCTAGGAGATATGCAGGCATTACAAATCATTTCTCTTCCAAATTATTTAGTCGGGTATATAGATCGTCAAACAATTCAGGTAGATTAGAGTAGTCTTCGTTACCAGGAATCTTATATTTGATCATATCCGCACCAGGCGGAGGAAACTTTTGTAATGCTTGCTCTAGGGCAGTCACGCGGTTAGTGAGTTGCACTAACGCTTGTGATAGTTGCTCAAATCCCCAGGAGGTGTAATCTTCCAGGTTAGCAAACTTTGGAGTTTCATTCATAATTTTGGACGCGGTTTTTCGCGGATTTTTTAGGTCACTACTTTCTTCATTATAATAGATCCGTCAATATCCTCGGAGTATTCTATGGTATCTCCCACGTCCCACTGTGCTTCTTCTAGCAATTCGTCGGGTAACTGCACGAAACATTCTCCATGCTCATCTACCTCGACTTCTAGGACATAACGCTTTGACATGTAGTAGTTTTATTCTACAATGCTATGTAGACTTCTTGCGAATTGCACCGATACAACTTGTATTCCAAATTCGGTTGCCATTCTTTTCAAGGTCTACAAGCATAGAGGTGGCACCGTAAGGATGGTGCAGCATATAACCATCACCTAGGTAAATCCCTCCATGATTCGGAGCACGTCCCCGTGGTGCTGAGTATGACCCTCCTAGTGGATTCACATACAGTCTGAAGAGGATAACGTCATCCTTCTGTAGTGATGAGAAGTCCGTCTCCTCTCCCCATTCGCTTTCCCACAGTTTCTCTGCACCACCCTCTTCGATTGCTTCATCAGTGAAGGTGATAATTCCCCGTGCATTGAAGTCTGGGAGATCGTCATCATACATGTGTTTGTAATACTTACGAATGATTTCATAACATCCGTAGATTCGTCTTCCTGTCCAGGGGAGACCTAGGAGATCTTTGTATTGCTCTCTGAGGGCAATCATCTTCTCCTTGCGAGTAATACTCATGTTTTGGTAGTCTTGTTTGTAAGTTTGGCGAGAAGCGCCTTCACGGCGATCCTAGCGGTCTCTGAGAGAGATTCCCAGATATAACTCACCTGCTCCCTGAGAGGGGTTTTGACAGTAAAATTATACTGGGAATTTTTTTGTGTAGGGGGGACCCGAAGTTTCATTTGAATAATATTGCGAGGTCGCTGTGATACTTTTGTAGGTTAGGGAAGTATACCTTTTTTATATACCCGCTTCGCGGTAACACAAACCATGCACAAATTAACTGTCCTAAGTGTCACCTACCTCTACATCATAGCACATACCCTCAGCAATGCAATAGTCACAGAATTGTTGATATTGTCGCAGGTCATCATCTAGATCTAAGTCTATTAACTCCTGCGCTAGTTGTACTTGCTCTGCTGGGGGTAATTGTCCCTCATCGTATAACTCTAGAAGCATTTCTAGTTTATTAGATAGGGATGTGCTGTGTGTCATAGTTGTGCTGAGAATGTGCGTGCGTCGGTGATTGCTTGCTGTTG